CCTGTTAATGTATTAGACGAAGTAGAGAAAAAGATTGCTGAGAAATTAGGCTTTAGAGCAACGTCTGATGACCGCTATAAGATACTAGAGATTCAAACTAATTTAGATCTTCCTGGCTATGAGCACGAAGATGACGAAGGACAAACGGGTATTCATTTACCGTATGTTATTAGTATTGAAAAAGGAACTTCAACTGTTTTAGCTATTCGTAGAAACTGGAAGGAAGGCGATGATACACATCAAAAAAGGAAACACCTTGTCCACTATGGGTATATTCCGGGCTTTGGCTTTTATTGCTTTGGGCTTATCCATCTTATCGGGGCTTATGCTAAGTCTGGTACTTCTATTCTCAGGCAACTTGTTGACGCGGGATCCCTTGCAAACTTGCCAGGTGGCTTTAAGACCCGTGGCTTGCGAGTCAGCGGGGACAGCACACCGATAGCTCCAGGAGAGTTTAGAGATGTAGACGTACCTAGTGGGGCAATGAAAGAAAACATCATGCCCTTGCCGTACAAGGAGCCAAGTCAGACGCTATTAACATTGTTAAATGGTATTGTTGAAGAAGGTCGCCGATTTGCTAATACTGCAGACCTCCAAGTCTCTGACATGTCTGCTGCATCCCCTGTTGGAACTACTTTAGCTATTTTAGAACGCACACTAAAAGTCATGAGTGCGGTTCAGGCTCGTGTTCACTTTAGTTTAAAGCAAGAATTAAAACTACTCAAAGAAATCATTGCTGAGAACGCTCCTGATGAGTATGAGTATGAGCCAAGCGAAGGCATGCGTAGAGCAAAGAAATCAGACTACTTATCAATTGAAGTTATACCGGTATCTGACCCTAATGCTTCTACAATGGCGCAAAAGATTGTTCAGTATCAAGCGGTATTACAACTGGCACAATCAGCGCCACAGTATTACAACATGCCGTTGCTTCATCGTCAGATGATTGATGTTCTTGGAATTAAAAACGCACAAAAATTAATACCATTACCAGAAGATCAAAAGCCACAAGACCCTGTAACAGAAAATCAAAGTATCTTTACGCAAAAACCAATTAAAGCTTTTGCATACCAAGATCACCAAGCACATATTACGGTGCATATGGCTGCTTTGCAAGATCCTAAGATTGCACAGTTAATTGGACAAAACCCACAAGCGCAAGCATTACACGGTGCATTTATGGCACACATTAATGAGCATTTAGGTTTTGCTTATCGGATTGGTATTGAGCAACAACTTGGCGTTAACTTGCCGCCACAAACAGATGAGTCTGGTGAAGACATTAATATGGACCCACAATTAGAAGCTAAATTGGCTCCGTTATTAGCTCAAGCTGCAACTCAATTACTAGAGAAAAACAAAACAGAAATGGCACAAAGACAAGCGCAGCAACAAGCTCAAGATCCGATTGTACAGATGCAGCAGCAAGAGTTGCAGATTAAAGCCGCTGAACAGCAACGTAAAGCACAAAAAGATCAAGTTGATGCACAGCTTAAAACTCAGCAGATGCAAGTTGAGAGAGAGCGGTTCTCAACTCAAGCGCAAACGGAAATGGCTAGAACAGCGGCGCAAATCCAAGCTAACAAAGCTAACGAAGAAATGCGTTTGCAGGCAGACTTGTTTAAGCAACAGACAGATAAACAACATGCTTCTGAAACCCAAAACAAGCAGCTATTTGCACAGGGACTACAACAAGCCCACCAAATGGCAAACAACAATAGGAACAAAACACAACCCAAGAAAGGTGAATAATGGATGCATCTGAGGTTCTAGTAGACGAACTAGATTCTAAAGTAAAGCAACTAACAGAATGGCTAGCCAGCGGACAAGCACAAGACTTCGCTGACTACCAAAAAACGTGCGGCGAGATTAGAGGTCTGCTAATTGCACGAGGATATATATTAGACCTCAAACACAATATGGAGCATTCGGACAATGAATGACTTAGAGTTAAATAAAGCAGTAGATTTATCTGCACTGTTGGATAAATCAGCAGAAGAAAAAGCAACCCAAATCCCAACCCCTTCTGGCTACCGCATTTTATGTGCTATTCCTGAAGTTGATGCGGAGTATGAAAGCGGTCTTGCAAAAGCAGCAGACACTATTAACTACGAAGAAAAGCTGGCAACAGTCCTATTTGTAGTAAACCTGGGTCCTGATTGCTACCTAGATAAAACAAGGTTCCCAAGTGGTCCTTGGTGTAAAAAAGGTGATTTTGTAATTGTTAGACCTAACGCTGGTACTCGACTGCATATTCATGGGCGAGAATTCCGTATGATTAATGACGATTCTATTGAGGCTGTAGTTTTAGATCCTCGTGGAATTAAACGAGCTTAAGGAGCCGGACATGGCAGAATTTGAAAAAGTAGAGTTTGAATTTCCAGACGAAGTTGAAGCTAAGGGTAAACCCGTAGAAGAGATTGAAGAGGAACCCGAGACTAAAATTGAAATTGAGGTTGAGGATGATGCTCCAGAAGAGGATCGTAATAGAAAACCTACGGCTAAAGAATCTGTAGATAAACTTGAAATTGACGTTGATGAGCTAGATAACTATAGCAAAGACGCCAGAGACAAGATGATCCGCATGAAAAAGATTTGGCACGACGAGCGTCGCCGAGCCGATTCAGCTGAGAGAGAACGGGAAGCAGCTTTAAAAACTACAACCCAACTCTTTGAAGAAAACAAACGCATTAAATCTCTATTAAATGTTGGTCAGACAGACTACATTGCTGCGGTTAAAACTTCGGCAGATTTAGAGATGGAAATGGCTAAAGCAGCCTACCGGGAAGCCCATGAAGCAGGCGATACCGAGCGTTTATTAGACGCACAGCAGAAAATAACAGAGGCTTCTCTAAAGATAGACCGAGTAAAAAACTTCAAACCTCCTTTACAAGAAGAAAAGTTTGAGGTAAAAAGGGAGGAACAGCCACGCCTTGACAACAAAGTCATTGCATGGCAAAGTCAAAATCCTTGGTTTGGTCAAGACGAAGAGATGACCGCTGCAGCGCTAGGCTTACACGAAAAGCTAAAACGCACCGGCGTTACAATTGGCTCAGATGACTACTACGCTACGTTGGACAAAACGATGCGGAAACGGTTTCCAGAAGAATTTGATGAACCGGAAGTAAAGCAAAAGGAAGACGCTCCTAAAGCTAAACCGTCCACGGTAGTTGCTCCTGCAACTAGAAGCACCGCTTCTAAAAAGATTAAGTTAACAACCTCACAGGTTGCGATTTCTAAAAAACTTGGTCTTACCCCTGAACAATATGTCCGTGAAGTAATTAAATTGGAGGCTTAACATGGCTAGTAATAAAATTGATCGTGAATTAGATACCCGTGCAACTAGTGAACGCCCAAAGCAGTGGGCACCAGCCGAGTTGCTACCTGAACCTGACAAACAGCCAGGGTATGCGTATCGTTGGATTCGAGTTTCAACCTTAAGTCAGGCTGACCCCCGTAATCTTTCAGGAAAACTGAGAGAAGGCTGGGAACCTGTGAATGTTGAAGAACAACCCAAGTTTCAACTGTTAATAGATCCCAATAGTCGCTTTAAGGACAATATTGAGATTGGTGGATTATTGCTTTGCAAGACTCCAACTGAGTTTGTTGACCAACGTAATTCTTTTTACCAACGTCAAGCAGAAACTCAAATGGAAGCTGTAGACAGTAATCTTATGCGCCAAAGTGACCCAAGGATGCCGCTCTTTAAAGAGAGTAAGTCCTCGACGACCTTTGGAAAAGGAATTTAATTTAAGGAGTTTAATATGGCTTATCCTACCGTATCAGCCCCCTATGGACTAAAACCAGTCAGCTTAATTGGCGGTCAAGTCTTTGCGGGAGCAACTCGTCAAATGGAAATTGCAAGTGGCTATTCCACAAACATTTTTTATGGCGATTTAGTACAACGTATTTCTGATGGTACTATCACAAAAGACACTGGCACTACCACTGCTACGCCTTGTGGCGTATTTTTGGGTGTTAGTTTTACTAATGGTTCAACTGGTCAAATACAGCAACAACAGTACTATCCAGCATCCGTATCAATTAAATCAGGCACCAAGATTTTTGCTGTAGTAGCAGATGATCCTGACACCCTGTTCCAAGTTGCTGTGGTTTCTGGTACGACTGTTATTACTGGCGTTGGTATCACTGCTATTGGCAACAATGCAACTTTAGTTCAAAATGCTGGTTCTACAACCACAGGTGATTCCAAAGTAGCAATTTTGGACTCAACAGCAACAACCAACACTCTACCTATTCGTATTATTGATGTGGTAAGAGATACAGCAACCGCAACTGATAATTTTCCAGAAGTTATTGTGAAAATTAATGCAACTATGCATCAGTACAACAACGCAACCGGCGTCTAAGGAGACATAAATGGCTATTTCACGCGCACAACTACTGAAAGAGTTGCTCCCAGGACTGAACGCTTTGTTTGGACTTGAGTATGCAACGTATGGCGAACAACATAAAGAGATCTACGAAACTGAGACCTCAGAGCGTTCGTTCGAAGAAGAGACAAAACTGTCTGGCTTTTCTGCTGCACCTGTTAAAAATGAAGGCTCTGCCATCGCTTATGACAATGCTCAAGAAGCTTTCACAGCTCGTTACAACCACGAAACTATCGCCCTTGGCTTTAGCTTGACCGAAGAAGCAATCGAAGACAACCTCTACGACAGCCTATCAGCTCGCTACACCAAAGCTTTAGCTCGTGCAATGGCTTACACCAAGCAAACCAAAAGCGCTTCCGTTTTAAATAACGGTTTCTCGGCTGGTGTTTATGCTGGTGGTGACGGTGTAGCTTTATTTAGCACTGCACACCCATTGGTTTCAGGTGGTACTAACAGCAACACCCAATCAACCGCTGCCGACTTGAATGAGACTTCGTTAGAAGCCGCCGTTATTCAAATCGCTCAATGGACTGATGAGCGTGGCTTGTTAATTGCTGCTAAACCTAAGAAGTTAATCGTTCCTCCCCAACTCCAGTTCATTGCTACTCGTCTTTTAGAGACTCAGCTTCGTGTTGGAACTACAGATAACGATATCAACGCTATCGTAAACAATGGCTCGATCCCAGAAGGTTATACAGTTAATAACTACCTGACCGACGTTAATGGTTACTTCCTGACCACTGATGTTCCTAATGGCATGAAGCACTTTGTGCGTACTCCATTAAGCAACAGCATGGACGGCGATTTCGACACTGGTAACGTTCGTTACAAGTCTCGTGAGCGTTATAGTTTTGGTTTCTCAGACCCATTAGGTATGTGGGGAAGTCCCGGCGCTTAATCAGCACCTGCCTTAAAAAGACCCCGTTCAAAAGACGGGGTTTTTCTTTGTATAAACGTTGCATTAAATTTAAAATGTAGTAAGATGTAAGAAATCGGGTGATACCCGCTTATTAGACTGCCCCGACAGACGCATACAAGACTAATAAGCTTACTTTGTATGGAGAAATATTATGGGTTTTGCTACTCACTTAGGTCCTTGGCTGCTTGGTACCGTTAAAAATACTACTGGCACTACTGCTGGAACAGTTCGCAATACAGGTTGTACTGACGTTTCCCAATCGGGCGTTACTACTGTTGCTGATACAACTGCTAAAACATTAATGGCTATTCCTGCTGGATCACGGATTATATTAATAACCGTTGACATTACTACCGCTTACTCTGGTACGACTGGAAACACTATTACCATTAAAGCTGGTGCTACCACTTTGGGTACTGTTGGCAGTGCTACTACTACTCCTTTGGCAGTAGGTCGGGCAACTTTTACTATTACTGATGCTAATATTGCTACTTTTGTAAACGTAGGTACATCTGATGTATTGATTACCGCTACTTACGCTTGTGCTGGTACAGCATCTGGTGGTTCCGCTACTGTTGGAGTAGCTTACGCTGTTCGTGACGCTGACGGTTCTCAGACCCCCGCATCGGCTTAATTAATCTAGGGGTTTACCCTTACTTATAGGAGATTAATTATGATGCAAACTGACGTTAAGGCAGGGCACTTAAACAACACAGGCTTTGTGCTATTAGGTCGTACACGACTTAAAGGTATATCCCTTGTTGGCACTGCTACTGCTGGAACATTAGATATATTTGACACGACCACTGCGCCCGTTACAGACGCAACTTACGCTCGTTCAGGTACAACTATAACTGTTACTAAAACAGCTCATGGTCTTGTAACTGGAGACGTACGAGGGTTTTCTTTTGCTTCGGTAAGCGGAATTTCTGCTACAAACGGAAACTACTCGATTACCAAAACAGGGGCTAATACCTTTACGCTTACTGATATTAATTCAGGATCAATTGCGTCTAGTACAGCAATGGCGTATTCAACATTATGGGTTAATTCTTATGATGTTGGTGCGGGTGATTTGTTTGGTAATTTTGCTTTAATTCCGGGAGAAGGCATTCTTATTCAAAACGGTATTTATT